TTTGGTGAGGCATTGCAAGCTACTAACGATGGTATACCTGGCTTAGGTACAGCTGGATTATTAGCTGCAGAATTTTATAAAGGCATTCAGAGTGCGGCTGAAGTTGCTAGAGAATATGGAATGGAGAGAGCATTTGCTATAGCTCCTACCGCAAGCTGTTCATACCGCAGTAAAGATAGAGAAGGCTTTACCTGCACACCTGAAATAGCACCTCCTATAAGCCGTACTGTTGATAGAGACAGCGGCACCTTTGGTGTACAGACATATGAATATGGTGATGTAGAGATCGCCTCAGAAGTTGGTTGGGATGCCTATAAGAAGGTAGCTGACGAGCTTATGTATATGTTCAAGCACACAGGGCTTCTTCACGGCTATAGCTTTAACTCTTGGAGTGATGTTATAACCTACGACGAATTGTTCGTTGAAGAGTGGCTAGATAGTCCCCAAACTTCCCTTTACTACAGTTTACAAGTCATGGGCGACACACAAGATAAGTCAAGTGTTTACGCTGCCTTAGATGAAGATGATGTCCAAGACTACTTGCAAGGGATTTTAAACAACGAACCCCAATGCGATTGTCAAGAATGATAAACCCATATGAAAAATTACTTAACCGTAAAAGAACTTGGACCCCAGTTAAACCTACAAAAGGAACATGGAAAGAAGGTGCTGAAGAAACCATCTTCCGTGCTCTCGCAATACGTCATATGGAGTTACCTGTCGGTAGCTTCATTACTGAAGGTCTTGAAAAGAATGTTCCCGAAAGTGCTCGAAAATTATTAGAGAGTAACGTCAAAGATGAAGAAAAACATGATCAAGCCCTTGGCTACATATGCGATACCTATGGAGTTGATGAGAAGGCAGAACAAGAAGCACTTCGTTTAAGAGATGCTTGGATCGCACATCCTGACCATACCTTGGTCAAAGCTCTCACTACAGAACGAGCTATATTTTTTGTTCTACTTCCTTTCTTTCGGTTTAATGGTTGTGCTGCTCTCAGAACAGTATCAGCTGATATATCGAGGGACGAGCAAATCCATTGCGGAAGTGGCAGTCTTGTTTGCACTGAGTTGGGTCTATCCGCTAGTCCTTCTTTGGATAAACTTAGGAAAGCCACAATTAATTGGATAATGGAGCCACTAAGTAAGAATACTTATGGCGATAAATATTTAAGTAAAAAATTTTGGCTGGATTCTAGCGATAATCTTATGTATAACGGCAAAGCTCCAGAGTTAGTCGAAACTAAGTCAGCAAGAATGCCAGCGTTCTTTGAGCATAGCAATGTCAATCTCCCCCAATACTCTTGAAGCAATCCTTGGACCAAACTTAGAGTCAATCCTTGCTGAACTTGAGGAAATATATCCACCAACCAACCCTAACCCTAATGAAAAAATGGAAACAATTATGTATAAATCTGGTCAACGATCAGTAGTCGAGTGGATTAAAACTCGTATCAGTGAGGAAGGATAGATGGCTTTAACTAAAAACCAACAATCCATACAAGATATTTATGGTACTCACCTTGGTAGGCAAGCTGCTACAGAAGGTCTTGATTATTGGTCAGATAAATTAGATAAAGGTGGGAGTATTGCAGATGTGATCCGTGGTATTCAGTCAGGCAGTGAGTACAAAGGTAGACAA